ACCGACGACATCGTCACGCTGCGTGACCGCGTGAGCCGCGCTGAGCGTGAGCGCACAAAGCAGATTTACCGCGAGCTGCAAAACGTCAAGAATCGCGGCGGACGCATCATTAACACGGGAACCCCGTGGCACAAAGACGATGCGTTCACCATCATGCCGCCCGCCGAGAAGTGGCCATGGGATACCACAGGGCTCGTGAGCGTGGACGTGGCCACACAACTGAAAGCGTCAATGACGCATTCACTCTTCGCGGCGAACTACGAGCTTCGCCATGTGGCAGAGGAGGGCGTGGTCTTCGAGGGCGACTGTAAGACCTTCAAAGACGAGAGACTTCTTTACGACGGCATCATGCACGTGGACGCGGCTTATGGCGGCTCTGACGGTACGGCTATCACGTGTATCAAGTGGGTGGATGATAAAGCATTCGTTCATGGCGAACTGTATCGTGAGACGCACGTTGATAGATGCATGGCGCGCATTCTAGAGCTTCATCGCGAGCTGAGACTTGGCACGGTCTACATGGAGAAGAACGCGGATAAAGGGTACGTGGCCGACAAGCTCGACGGGTACGGACTACCTGTTCACACGTACTCAGAGACTGCCAACAAGTTCATCAAGATTGCGACGTATGGCCGCGGTACATGGTCCAAGCTGTCCAGGCTTGAGAGTGTCCGCGAGGCTAGCGTCGATTATTGGAACGAAGTCATGGACTTCACCGAGGGAGCAGAGCACGATGATGCGCCTGATTCCCTCTCATGCGCTATTCGATTGCACGACAACGCGCCGACCATTCGACTATTTAGAGGAGGCATTTAGTGAGTGCTGACGTTAAGGGAGCAAACGCTTCCACGTTTGAACCGAGGGGCGGCTACCGCCTACCAAAGGACACACAGATGACCGCGGAGCTTCTTGGCAAGCTTTTGGTGGACTACCGCGCAAAGCAGGTTAACCGCTTGGCCAGCCTTCGTAAAGCATACGAGGGCGACCACGACATTCTGCACCAGAAAGAGAAAGCAGAATATAAGCCAGACAATAGGCTCGTGGCCAACTTCGCCAAACAGATCGTGGATTCCATGGTCGGCTACTTCTTGGGCGTTCCTATCCGCACTACCGCTGATGATGAAGCATTTGCTGAGTATCTGGACGTATGGAGCGCGGTCAACGATTCCGACGACCTAGACGCTGAGCTTTCCAAGCTTGCCGACATCTACGGCGCAGGCTACGAGCTTATGTGGCGCGACGAGGAAGCCTTCGCGCGTTCTTGCTCCGTGACACCAATGAATTGCTTCGTTGTTCGCGATGATACGGTAGAGAATGACATCATCTACGCGGTGCGTTTCTGGTTGGACGATAACCTTTTCGACAATGAGCGCGACACACTCCGCGGCACGCTCTACGATTCCATGTTCGAGATGCCGTTTGTGATGGATGGCTCGAAGGTCATCTTCGGTGAGCCTGTCATTCACGGCTTTGATGATGTGCCTGTGGTTGAGTATGTGGACAATGAGGAGCGTCTTGGCTTGTTTGAGGGCGTCATGTCGCTCATTAACGCGTACAACAAGGCAATCTCCGAGAAGGCTAACGATGTCGAGTACTACGCTGACGCATACCTGAAGATTCTCGGCGCACGCCTAGATGAACAGACGCTGCAGAGCTTGAGGGATTCGCGCATCATCAACCTGGACTCGAGAGACGCCGCAAACGTTACTGTTGAGTTTCTGTCCAAGCCTGACGCAGACGGCACGCAGGAAAACTTCATTGATCGTGTGGAGCGTCTTATCTTCGTTCTGTCGATGGTTTCAGACCTCTCAAGCGAGAAGTTCGACACCAGTTCTGGCATTGCTATCAAGTACCGCTTGCAGGCTATGAGCGATATCGCCGTAGTAAAGCAGAGGAAGTTCCGCCGTTCACTATCAAGGCGTTGGAAGCTTCTGTGTAACTACGCAGGAAACACACGCCTAGACGCTAAAGCATGGACGACCGTGCGTGCCACATTCACGCGCAACCTGCCATCGAACCTGCTTGAAGAGTCTCAGATTGCGGGCAACCTCTCAGGCATTACGTCCGAGGAGACGCAGCTGTCCGTTCTGTCGTGTGTTGATTCGCCACAGGCTGAGATGCAGCGCATGGCCGACGAACGCGCCGAGCAGGCCGCGCAGATGGTCCCAGACCGCACAGACGGGGGGGCGAGTGATGGAGGTCTGAAGTCGCTCAACGGAGCACAGACCCAATCACTTCTTTCTGTTATTGCACAATACGCCGCGGGAAGCCTGTCAGAGGCTCAGGCGATAAGCGTCATTAGTGCGTCTATTGGAGTAGATCATGACAAGGCACGCTCGATTCTTTTGGGCGATGCTATGCCAGAAATTGTTAACTAAGGAGCAACATGGACTCGTATTGGCACAGCCGCCAAACACTCGCTGACGCAGCGATGGAGAAAGATGAACGCGCTCTGTCGATACGCGTTCATAACGCCTACGAGAGCGAGCTCCGCCGTTTGAACCGTGAGATTGCGGAGTATTATCAGCGCTACGGCGAGAATGGCGTCCTGGAGTATCGCCGCCTTATGGAGACAATGGACCCTAAAGACCGCGAGCTCCTTATCCGCGACTGTGACGAGTTTCTGCGCCAGCACCCAGATATGCAGTCCATTGTGGATGTGCGTAAGAGTATCTACCAACTGAACAGGCTCGAAGGCTTACAGGCGTCCGCACGCTTGCACCTCTACCAAGCTACAGGAGACGTGGTTCAGCGCATAGACAACCACATCCTGCGCCAGTCTTTACGTGGTGCGAACACGGCGGCCGAAGCGATGGGATTTGGTCGGTCGTTCTACAGCATGGACTCTGACGCGGTTCGCCGTTTTGTCGATACCGTGTGGACGGGCGACACGTCATATTCTCAGCGTATTTGGGATAACACGGAGACCCTCGCGTCATACGTTGCGCAGGACATGTCGAAGGCACTCGCGCGCGGTGATTCATACCAGCGAATCGCGAAGGCTCTCGAGAAGCGCTTTGTGGACGTGCCGCAGTCTTCACTCATGCGCTTGGTCTACACCGAGGGAACCTATGTCTCACGCATGGCGCAGGTTGAGGAGCTGAAGCGTGAAGGCTTTGACTCTTACACTATCGAGGTGGTGCATGACGAGCGCGCTTGTGAAGAGTGCGAAGGCGTGAATGGATCTACGTTCCGTTTCGAGGATATGCAGGTGGGCGTGAATTTCCCACCACTCCATCCATACTGCAGATGCCAGATTGCCCCCGCTGTGGATGATTGGGACGCATGGCAACAGAAGCAGGAGGAGGGAGAAGGTAAGAAAGTAGAAGGAATTCGAGATCTCTTTGCAAGAAAGCGTATCAATAAAAAAGAAGCCGTTTATACAAAGCTCGAAGCAGAACACAAGAAGCTTCTGAATAAACGCCTTAAACGCTCAAACAAAACTGCACGCAATCTTTACTTTAAGAATGAACACCGATTCTTGGCGCCTGATTACCTCGATACATATGAAGCGTATTATGATCCGGTCAGCAATAAGGTCGGAATTGACTTGAGATTGTTTGACGACGGTAAACGCGAGGCGGGAGATACGTGGTTCCATGAGTTTGGCCATAATATCGATTATCTTTATGGCTCAGGAGACGGGCCTTTCTCGTATCTATATGAAGACGGAGCGTTTAGAAAAGCTTTGTCTAGCGATGCGAATAAAGCGATACAAAGTCTAAGGCAAACATTAATAAATGAAGGAATTGCACCTGAAGACCTTGAAGATATGGTTGAGTTCCGTATGTTTGAACAGCTCGCTGGCTTATCTGATGCCGAAGCGCACGCAGTTTCAGATATGTTTGATGCAGCAACTAAAGGAGTAATAAAAGGTATCTGGGGACATCCTTACGGATACTGGGATGAAGATGGAGAGAATCAATCTACTGAAGGATTTGCTGAAATGTTTGCAGGAGTCACTGGTTCTGATATATCATTGAGCAAAATAAAAGAATATTTCCCACAGGCGTTTGAAGTATTCCTGAAAATGATAGAGGAAATGGGAGGGGTGTAATGGTAGACAACAAAGAAGCTCTTTTTAATGCGTTCAAAGCATATAAAGTAAAGTTTGGTGAACCGTTCCCCACCATTCCTGGCTACTGGAGAGACGACGCAGACCTTATTGAGCAAATTAACGGATATATTGAGCGCGGCATTCCAAAAGATCCATATGATAACGGTCGTATTCCAAAGTATGTAAAGTTCTAACCTTCACCAACTAACTAGCTTTCACAAGCCACCTCCGGGTGGCTTTTTTGTTAGATCGCCAAGGAGGTGAGAATATGGCGCGAGTAGTGATCTACATGGCCGAGTGGTGTAGCATCTGCCGCGGGACTATCAAGCGTATAGTGCCGGCATTGTCTGAAGAGGATATCGAGTACGAGATTATCGACGTTGACTGCTCACCAAGGTCCAAGGACGCGAAGAGCATCACTCACCTTCCGACGGTGTGCGTTGTGGACGCAGGGGAGCGCGAGCTCATGCGTTGTCGTGGATGTCCCACGGACGAGGTACTAGAGAAAATTGTTGAACTGTGTATTGAAAGCGACTAGAGGGTCGCTTTTTTAATGCATCGACCAAGCTTTGATGTCGCTAAAAGCTAAGGAGAAAAGGCACGCCGACGCGCCTGGGAGCGCCGGGGATTAGGAGAAAAACAATGGGTGCAGAAACAAACGCAGCAACAACCACAGAGACCGCAGAGGAGACTAAGCAAGCTCAGGCTCCTGTAGTGGATGACGAAGGCGCTAACAAGGACGCGGCCACCACACAGACTGAGCCAAAGCAGGACAACAAGCAACAGCCAAAGTACACGGACGCTGACGTTGACGAGATTGTCTCCAAGCGTCTCGCGAAGTGGGAAAAGCAGCAAGCCGCAAAGGTTGAAGAAGCTGCAAAGCTGGCTGAGATGAACGCTCAGCAAAAAGCAGAGTACGAACGTGACAAGGTCCAGAAGGAGCTTGACGAGTACAAGCGCCGCGACACAGTAAATGCGATGGTGGCTGAGTCTCGTCGTCAACTCTCTGAGCAAGGCATCACGGTTAGCGATGACATTCTCGCGCGTTTAGTGGGTGAGACTGCAGAGGAAACAAAGGCGTCCGTTGACGCTTTCTCAACGGCTTTCACGGCGGCCGTAGAAGATGCCGTGAAAAAACAACTCGCGGGCAAAGCTCCTGCGGCGGGTGTGGCCACTAAGACGATGACCAAAGAAGAGATCTTAGCCATTAAGGACCCAATTACTCGCCAGGCAGCCATCCGCGACAACATCGGATTATTTGTTTAACACTAAGAAAGGTGGCACATTATGCCAGCAGAAACCGGACTCACTGTAAAGACCGACATCGCTCCTGAGATTTCTATTGATTACGTCAACCGATTCTCCCAGGGCATCCAGGAGCTTCAGAAGGCTCTCGGTATTACCAACCTTATCCCAGTACCACAGGGCGGCACCATCAAGACCTACAAGTTCGTGAAGGACGTTAAGAATGGCGTAGTTGATGAGGGTGACACCATTCCAGCGTCTAACATCAAGCGTCAGCTTGACCAGACCATCGAGCTTCCTCTTAAGAAGTATCGCCGTGTAACCTCTGCCGAAGCTATCCAGCTTCGTGGCCGCGACCGTGCAATCAACGAAGCCGACGCTCAGCTTATCGGCACCATTCAGAACGGCATCCGTAGCGACCTGATTGCAAGCGTCGCAATCACCACTGCTGCAGCAAAGAACGGCAAGACCTTGCAGGCAGCTATGGCCAACCTCTGGGCAACTCTGACCGCTAAGTTCGAGGGCTATGACGGATTCGACACTGACGCAGCTAATCCATTCGTCTTCTTCGTCAATCCTCTCGATGTGGCTGACTACCTCGGCACTGCAACCGTTACCACCCAGAACGCTGCAGGCATTACTTACCTCAAGGACTTCCTTGGCCTGGGTACCGCAATCACCTCTTCTGCAGTTAGGGCTGGCACCATCTTTGGTACTGCAGCCATGAACCTTAACTTGGCATATATCCCAGCAAACGGTTCTGACCTTGCTTCCACCTTCGGCCTGACCTCCGACGCCACCGGCTTCGTTGGTATCACCCACAATATCAACACCAATAACGCAACCTGCGACACCTTGGTTATGTCTGGCGTCAAGATCTTCCCAGAGATTACCGACGGCGTTGTTAAGGCTGAGATTAAGGCTACCGTCTAATCCATAAGTAAGGAGGTGAGCGTATGAGCGTATTAGATCGTGTCAAGACACGACTCGAAGCGGTCGAGGATAAGCCGAGCGATAAGTGGCTGGAAGAGGTCACGCATACGCTCACAGACCGCATCTGTTTGCGCGTTGGTGTATCCACGCTACCCGCCACAGCTGAGTCCCTTGTGGTCGATGCGACCATCAAGGCGGTGAACCGCCGATTCGACGAAGGCATCACACAGGAGGCGGAGGGGCAGGGCGGAACCTTGTCCCTTCAGTTTGTGGACGATTTGCTCGCGGAGTATGCCGCGGAGCTTTCGGCTTTGGCTGAGATTGCTAGAGCGGACACTACCGCCGCTCTGCAGTTCCCAAAGGTGAGGTTCGTATGAAGTGGCGGATGTGCGAGTTGATTGAGCTCGCGGATACCGACGCGCGCGACAAACTAGGAAATCGCGTGCTCTCGCGCCGGGTGCTTACAACCACCCGGGCGAGGGTATGCCCTGCATCCCTTGTTGAGACGGTAAACGAAGGCAACGACTACGCGGCGTGTGATTTGACGCTTATCACGACAGTTCCTGCCGAGCTTGCTCTTCGCGCGTCTCTTGTACGCTTTCCCGTGATTGATGCTGGCGACGTCTTCGAGGTCATCCATGTGAGTGACTTCGGACGCCGCCGCGTTCTATCACTGAAGAAGCTAAAGGGTGATGCGTATGCCTAGTGTTCGCATGGAGTTTGACGATGGTGGACTTGGCGATGCACTGAAGGAGCTTGCGAACATCAAGCCCGAGATTGTTATGAAGCGCACCGTGAACGAGATAGCCGAAGATCTACGCGCAACCACACCACGAGATACGGGCGAGTTGATTGGTTCTATTCGCCAAAGCGTCAAAGGTGGCGAAGGAGAGATTGGCTACACGGGAGAATACGCGCCGCATGTTGAGTATGGCCACCGTCAAAACGTTGGCCAGTACGTTCCGAAGCTTGGCAAGCGCCTAAAGGCACCCTTTGTAGAAGGTCAGCACTTCTTTGCTACGGAGATCAAGGCGGCGCGCGCTGTTCTAAAGAAGCGGTGCGGTGAGTATCTAAGGAGTAAAGGCTTATGAGGCAAGCACTAAGGCGACTCCCGCTTGACGACTTTGTCGCGGCGGTTGTGGCACGTGTCAAAGAAGGCACGGGCGTTAAATGTGTGACCGACGCGAATAAAGAACCCTCTCCTCTTTATTCCGTCGGCGCACTATCAGTTCGTCCGGACAAGACTAAAACAATGTGGCTGGATGTCTACACCATCGAGCTTCATGCAATCTCCAAGCCGTCTAAGACGCGCGAGGAGATATTCAAAATGGTGACGGCTTTAGAAGAAGCTATGAGCCAGCCGATTAGTTTGGCTTGTCCGTTCCAGGTCATCCGTCAAACGGATAACGGTCTAAACACAATCAAGCGAGACGAAACAGGAGAATGGCACGCGGTTGTGCCGTTCGAGGTGGTCGTCTCCTATGGTCTGATTATTAAGTAGAAAGGGGCATTACTATGCCAGATTCAACTGCATTCGATAGTGGTGCATATTGCGACGTCTCCGCCGGTGGCGTGAACGCTGTAAACGGCGCAGAGGTCCTGCTCGGCGTATTCAGCGCGGACGGTTCTAAGCTCCTCGCAATCGCTGGCGAGAAGTCTCACAAGGTATCGCTTTCCGCTGATACCACGAGCGTCTCCACGAAGTCTTCTCGCGGTGCTTGGAAGGTTAACCGCGCATCTACCCGTTCCTTCGAGGTTTCCGTTGATACGGTGGCCGTCAAGGACGCTGAGAGCGATAAGCTGTTCCGCCAGGCACTTGCCGACGGCACTATTCTGTGTGTCAAGGAGTTTCTGGACAACACCGACTTCACGCCAATCGGCGGCGGCGCTGTCATCGTTACCAAGTACGAGGCAGATTCTCCAACCGACGATGTACGCACCGCGTCTGTATCTCTCACAGGTACAGGCAAGTGGACGTGGTTCGATATTGACGCAGCCGCAAAGGCTAAGGCAATCACCAAGCCAACAGGACGATAGGCGTCCACAAACGCAATCACGGGGTAGCTTCGGCTGCCCCTTTTTTATTAGTTAAGGAGTAAGAAATGGCAGATTTCACCTTCGAGGTTGACGGTACTACATACGAGCTTCTCTACGCGGAGAAGCGTGTGGAGATGGCCGAGAGTGCGATTGGTAACAAGAGCATTATTTCCGTATTCACCGCTCAGCCAACCCTGCGTGAGACTAAGACTCTCTTCGCGTATGGCATCCGTGAGAGTGGCCAGAGTGCATGGGTCAATCCAACACAGGCCATCGAGCTTGCTGGAAAGTACCTGCAGGAGCACGGCTACGCTCAGATGATTGAAGCTGTAAGCGACTCACTCATGAAGGACTGCGGTTTTTTATTCCAGTAGATCTGGTGAGCCCGCGCTGGGTCAGACCATCCACAAACAAACAACAGGCCAACCAACCACAAGAAGCGCCACAGAAGCCGCTGACAGGCTATGAGCGTGACGCAATGTGGGCGTGGGCGGCTGTTCGCTTTGGGTGGACGCCGGACGAGTTTGACAGGCTCACAGCGGCTCAGATTGCCCTTCTTCAAGTAGCTGAGCATGACCGCGTCGCGTCTGACCAGATGCTTCTCAACGAAGCAATAGCCAACGCGCTCGCCAATGGTTACAAGAAGAAGAGCGAAGAGCCTGAGCTTCTGTGGGTTGAAGCAAACAAGCCTGACAAAAAGACCATGAGCGCACAAGAAGCGCGCGACAAAATGGCCGCGCTCGAGAAGGCTCTATCGAATCAACAGAAATAAATGAGAGGAGGTATATATGGCAAGTGACTATACTCTCTCCGCAAAGTTCACCGTTAACGCCGACGGTTTTATTGACGGCGTAAACAAGGCGCAGTCTTCGCTCAGTCAGATCCAGAACAAGGCGCAGGAAGTGTCGCGCTCTATGGATCACAGCATGGGCGACGCGTCTGGCAATGTGCAGTCATCGTTTGCCGAGCTTAGGTCGCGGGCTCAGAACATCTTCAACGGCATCGCGACAAGCGCGAGAAACGGACTGACCAACGCATGGAACGCCGTGCGCACCAACACCCAGCAAATCACGAGCTCGCTGATTGGCGTAGGACAGGCAGGAATTGCTGCGGTTGCTGGTATGGCCATACAGGGCGGCATCGACCGTGCGCTGAACATCGACAACGCGCGAAAGAAGCTCGCCGGCTTTGGCCATGACGCCCAGGACATCGAGTCCATTATGGACTCGGCCACTCAGTCAGTTCGTGGCACGGCGTTTGGTCTGGGTGACGCAGCGACAGCCGCGGCAACGCTTTCTGCAGCTGGCATTAAGTCCGGCGAGGATATGACCAACACGCTGAAGTCCGTCGCGAATGTTGCGGCGGCATCTGGTCGAGCGTTCAACGATATCGGTGTCATCTTCAGCTCCGTCGCATCGCGCGGCAAGCTAATGGGCGACGACATGCTGCAGCTTTCAAGCTCTGGCGTGCCGGTTCTACAGCTTCTAGGTGAATACCTTGGCAAGACGTCCAAGGAAGTCTCCGACATGGTTTCCAAGGGTCAGATTGATTTTCATACATTCTCAGAAGCCATGCGCATCGGTCTAGGCGAAGCTGCTCTGTCATCTGGTAACACACTAGCTGGCTCATTCGCTAACGTTCGCGCCGCTCTGTCGCGTCTGACCGCTCCAATCTTCACGCAAGCCATTCAGGTGTTGGTTGATGCGTTCAAGCAAGCCGCACCGGCTATTGACGCCATGGGCAAGCAGCTTGGCAACATTCCGACGTTCGTGGCACCTATCGCGGCGGCGTTTGGCGCTATGGCCCTCAGCGGTCTTGCTCCGGTTATTGCCAATATCCCAGTACTTGGCGCTATGCTTGGCCCTCTGTCTGGCTTGCTTAGTGCGTTGGGTGGTCCTGTTGGAATCGCTATCGCTGCGTTTGCCGGATTAGTCGCGGTGTCTCCACCACTGCAAGAAGCGCTCGGCAATCTTATGGGCGCGCTTGGTGAGCTTGGCAACGCTCTAGGGCCAATCTTCGGCGCGGCAATAGACGCCATCGTTCCGGTGCTGAACTCAATCGTTGAGGTGCTCGGCGGAGCGTTTGCGGTCGTCGTCAATGGCGCAGCGGATCTAATCAAACAACTCGCAGACGCAATCACTAACCTATCCACTGGCGGAGGATTTGACGCTTGGCTTCAGTCCATGCAGCCTGTGGCCGATTTTGTCATGAGTATCCTGCAGCCTGCACTTGACGGACTAAGCACGGGCGCGGGTCTTATTGTTGAAGCGTTCAGCGGGTTCGGTGAAGCTGTCGGCGGAGCGTTTGAGACTCTATCGCCATACATTGAAGCGGCACGAGACGCCATTTCTCAGTTCGCTGCAGCGGCTCAGCCACTTGTTGACACGGTACTCCAGAACTTGGGCGTGGCGTTTACTACAGTGGCCACAATCGTGTCTGTGGTATTTGGTGCGGCGTTTGAGGTTGTCGGCGGTATCGTCATGACGGTCATGGGAACAATCTCTGGCATCATTCAAACCACGGTCGGCGTAATCCAGACGGTTATCGGCGTGTTCGTTGGCATCTTCACAGGAAACTGGCAGATGGCCGCGAATGGCGCGCAGACAGTGTTCCAGGGCATGAGCACAACCGTCACGAGCATCGTGAATGGTCTCTCGTCTGCTTTGTCCGGCATTATCAACGGTATCTCCGGAACGTTCCAAGCAGTGTTTAACGGTATCTCGACCACTGTGGGCAACGTCTTCCACGGTATCTCGAGCACGATCAGCAACGTCATGGGTGACTCGAAGAACGCCGTGTCCGGAGCCCTGGACGCCATCAGTGGATTCTTCCGTGGCCTACATCTTGAGTTTCCAAAGATTAAGCTTCCACACTTCAGCATCTCAGGCACTTTCTCGCTCGCGCCACCATCAGTCCCAAGCCTGGGCATTGAGTGGTACGCTGACGGCGGTGTTTTGATGAACCCAACCATGTTCGGCATGAACGGAAATAAAGCCATGATTGGTGGAGAAGCAGGACCAGAAGCAGTCGCGCCAATCAGCACGCTCACAGGCTACATCAGTGACGCGGTGAACAACTCTAAGAGTGACGACGAGTTGATTAGCGAGATTAGTGGACTGCGTGAAGATGTGCGCAATATGCGCGTTGTGATGGATGGCCAGACGGTCGGTTCGATTGTCTCGCCCTACGTTGACTCGAACCTCGGCGAATATAAGGTGGTGGCGAACAGATGACGGAACTAACAGATACGTACGAGGTTGTGGTTGATGGAGTGCCGCTTTGCGCCACCTACCACCTAGCAGTCACAAACTACACAGACAAGCCGCCAGCCACCAGAACGTCTACGGTGTCTATCCCTGGACGCGACGGCGTGTTGGACTTGTCTGAGTGGTTGACTGGTGCTCCGGTATTCGACAAGCGGACAATCACCATCACACTCTCGCCGCTCGACACGCACGACTGGGCAAGCGTTGAGACGACGCTGACCGCACTGCGTAACATGCTCCATGGTAGGCGCCTAGAGTTCACCCTGTCCTGGGACGAGGGTTATACCTACACAGGACGCTTCGAGGTCACCTCCCAGACGCTCTACGACGAGACGGCGGCCATCAAGCTAACGGTCACTGCAGATCCATACAAGTCGCGCGGCGTCATGCACTACGAGCTCGACGGTGAGCTCGGCAAGACCTACATCATTGACGGCCCCGCGCATGCGGTAGTGCCAACCATCACATGTCACACACGCGCTCTGGTCAACATCAACGGACGAACCGTTGACCTTCAGCCTGGTGTGTGGATAAACCGCGACCTAGAGCTGCACAACGGAAAGAATCGCGTAACCGTGAACACCACACCGGACTACGGAACGGCAATCTGGCGCGATTATGCGGGACTTACATGGGAGCAGCTTGATGGCACAAGCCTGGCATACATCGGCCGTGCTGGCAAAAACAGGCTCAAGGGTCTGAAGTGGTCCAGTTTAGCCGGTAAGAAGTGGCAGAATATGCGCGGAACGTGGCGCGAGCATGCGTACGTCGATGACGCAGAGACGCACAACAACACAACAGTTATGCTCGACTTCGATTGGAAGGATATCTAATGAGCACAAAGACTCCAAGGCTGGGTCTCACGAAGCCTGACGTCACGGACGAGACTGTTCAGACTATTAAGGACTTGGCCAAGAATTTTGACCTTCTGGACGCTATGTTTCCAGTAGGTGCGATTTATCAGAGCACCAAACCAACCGACCCATCTACGTTTTTGGGTGGCACATGGCAGGCTTTGAACGGCGTGTTCCTCCTGGCGCAGTCGCAGAAGTTCCCCGCTGGCTCTACGGGCGGCGAGGATACTCACACGCTAACCATTAACGAGATGCCAAGCCACAGCCATGACACCTCCATGCACTATGGCACGGACAATGGCGGTGGCACACAGTGGACGGCACGCTCAGCGGACACCTACACCAATTACCGCTTCCAAGTTGATGCGGTAGGCGGTGGCCAGCCACATAACAACATGCCACCATATCGTGCCGTCTATATGTGGGAGAGGGTGGCTTAAATGTATGTGCTGACTTATGCGGGAAACGTCATTCATGATCCGCGTGAGGAAGGCGTGCAGATTTCAGCCGGTAAGCTTGTAGAAGAGTCGGGACAATCCCCGACTCTTTCTTTTACCGTGCAACCAACACACCCACTCTGGCGCGCGTTCAACCGTGAATCGGTCATGAACACCGAACGCGAGATTGAGCTCACGGAGCATGAGACGCAGAAGATTCTTTTCCGTGGTCGAATCCGTAAAGTGTCGATGTCCATGAACGGATCTATTGATGTTACCTGCGAGAGCGCGATGGCGTACCTCAACGACACCACGGTTCGTCCATATAAGACGTATGACACCGACGAGATTGACTGCGAGATTAACGCCCCCGCCAAGGCTGGCGAGCTGTTCGAGTGGTTCATTGAGCAGCACAACTCGCGCGTATCTAACCGATGCGAGAAGTTCAAGGTAGGCATTAACGCCGGCATTAACTTCGGCGCGCTTCAGCGTGGTACCGGCACACGTCCGACCACACTGAAAGAGATGCGCGAGAAGCTTACGAAGCTCTGCGGTGGTTATTTCCGTGTTCGTTATGTGGGCGAGGATAACTACCTCGATTGGTTGAACGCGGACGGTTCAAGCGAAGCCGCTCAGTCTGTAGAGCTTGGCCAGAACCTTCTGGATCTAAACACCGGCGCCGATGGTAAGGACATCTACACGGCCATCGTGCCCGTAGGAAAGACCGGCGAAGGCGAAGACGAGAAGGACGTAACCATCGACGACGAGCACGCCTACGTTGGCGGTGGCTATGACATTGTCGGCGACGCGGTTGTCGATACCGCCATGGCTGAGCGTTACGGCGTTATCGAGAAGCTGATGGAGTACGACCATCTGAACCAGCCACAGGCACTCGCGGACAAAGCAGTGGCCGACCTTGCCGCGGGTAAGCTTTCCGATTCCATCACCGTAAGCGCTACGGACTTACACTACGCAGACGCGGCCGTTCAGCAGATTGACTATTTGCAACGCGTCCAGGTCACCAGCGAGCCGCACGGCATCGACCGCATGATGCTCTGTGTTGGTCGAACGATTAACCTCGTGGACCCAAAGGCCACGCGATACAGCTTCGGCGCAATCGAAGGCACGCTGACCAAGAGCGGAACAACGTCCCAGGAACGCACACAGGAAGCCACGGAGAAGCGTCTGACCGCCCTCGCATCGACCACGCGCAAGACGGTAGAAGACACCCACAAGACCACGGTTAAGGTTCAAGCAGTCGAGGAGAAGGCGGTAGCGGTTGAGAAGAAGGCTGACACAGCCGCAGAGAAGATTGCTGACGTAGAAACCACAGCAACGGCGGCGGCGGAGAAGGTCGAGACTGTTGCAGCTAAAGCTGAGAAGGCAGCGGAGGAAGTGAGTCACGTAGCCACAGACGCAAAGAACGCAAATACAGCAGCAAAGGAGGCGAAGACCATGGCAACGGAAGCAAGCAACAAGGCAGAAGAGGTAAAGGCAACAGTTGACAACTTGTCAAATGCCTTCTCGCATGATGCGCGCGGTGCTTATGTTGGTGATAAGACCAAGCAGTTTGTGTGGGTCAACAAAGATGGTGTTTGGCTCATGGATGGTAAGACTCTCAACGCATCTTTTACGAGTAAAAGGGCAAGCCTTGCAGGGGATAAGTTAATTATTGACGCAGACCAAACTGTTCTAAGCGGTCTTCCAGGCGGCGAGAAAAAAGGTACTCTACTTAGTTCCGATAATGTTGGATTTAGAGCAAAAGATACTGTGATGCTAACTGGTAATCAGATGCTTGCAATGATTGGTGCCAACAACATCCTTATCAATGACAAGGGTCTGCAGATATCTAAGAATTTCATCAGCAATAATTACACAAAGATTGATGACCTTGTCAAGCTTATGAAGTTCGTACCGTGGACTGATCTAATCAACAATTCTTCTGTGCGTGTTCGCTACTGTGTACGTGGTGGCGTGATGTATCTTGATTGTTTCTTGGCTGGTGGATATCCAACATACACAACCACGGCACAGATTCCTAGTGACCTACTTCCATCGAATGCCGCATATTACTCGCTAGGTACGCAGAACAGTAATAACACCGCCAAGATTTGGCTGGGTGCAGCTGGCGGCGGCGATGGCCATGTGTACTTCTACAACTATGACAGCGGATATTGCTCTGGTGTCATTCCCATCATTCCTAAGAGTCTTGAGTAGGAGGTGGAAGGATGAACCCACTAAATTTCGAGCAGATTGTCGCTGCCGTATCGTTTCTCGGTATGGTCTTGTCGCTCATCAACGGCGCTAAGGCTATGAACCGAGCAAGCCAAGAAGATGCGATGCGACTCGTGCGCATTGAAGAAGGCGTGAAGCAGCTCAAGATTGACTTGAATGATACGCAGAAAGCCTTCACGGCTTATATGGCACGCACTGACGAGACTATTACGAATATCCGTGATGCCCTCTCTATTCATGATACCCGTCTGGCAGTGGTCGAGGATGTGACTCGCAACCAGGCGGGACGGTTGGAACGCCTAGAGCAGGCGAATACGCACTAATTCTGATTTAAGGAGAACAACATGATTAACTGGAAAGTAAGACTTCATAACCCTGCATGGTGGCTTGGAATGGCTGGAATTGTTATGAGTCCAATCCTTGCCTACCTTGGACTGGCTTACTCAGACCTTACCACTTGGGGCAGCTTGGCTGATGTGTTCGTCAAGTTCATTAGCAACCCTTATCTCATCGGTACTGTGGTTGTAGCGGTCCTTGGCGCTATCGGCGTCACGGTTGACCCAACAACTAAGGGGCTAAGCGATTCTGCACGTGCTATGACATACGACAAACCAAGTGTGAGCCCTTTAGACGAGGAGACGCACTAATGGCTGATTTTTCAGGACAAATTACCGCGGATGCGTATATTCCAACGTCAGCATATTCAGCTGGGCGAGACGGTCATTCCGTGCAGTATATCGTGGTACACCATGAAGCTGCCACTGGTTTAGACGGTGCAGCCATTACTGCCATGTGGGACAGGATGCAGGCACAATCTGCGCACTATTCTGTGGATGGTGCAGGCACTATCACCCAACACGTACTGGAGAGCAATACCGCATGGGCGTGTGGTCGCTGGGTTGCTAACTGTGAAAGTATCAGCATTGAGCATGCGAACAACTCTACATCGCCCTGGACGGTTTCAGAAGCTACTCTAGAGAGCGGCGCACATCTTGTTGCTGCATTGCTTATTAAGTACGGACTTGGCTATCCACGCTGGGGTGGTAACGTCCGACCACACAAACAGATCGTGGCAACCGCTTGCCCTGGCGAGCTTGCGGGCTCACAGAACGCTCACTTTATGGATCGTGTGTGTTACTGGTATGAGGTCATGACCGGCACCCGCACAACTTCTGAGGTTGGCTGGCACACAGACGGTAAGGGCTCATGGTGGTACCAGACGGGCGCAACCTCAAGCGATTACGCGACAGGTTGGCTTAAAGTCGGCGATAAGTGGTACTACTTCAACGAGTCCGGCTGGATGTTGACCGGCTGGGTATTCGCTTCTTGGGGCGGCTCGGATAAGTATTGGTGGTACTTCGGCGATGACGGCGCATTGCAGTTCGATAAATGGCTCGAGTACAATAACGGCTGGTATATGCTGCTCTCTGACGGCCGCATGGCTACTGGTTGGCAGGAACGCGACGGTAAACGTTATTACCTCGACGAGACAGGCCGCATGGCCGCTGGCTGGTTAAAGCTGGATAACGACTGGTATTATCTGCGTTCCGACGGCTCACGAGTTGAGGATTGCCTTTACGAGGTTGGAGCAGACAATATCTGCGCGTTCGATAAGGAAGGAAAGCTTCTCACGGGTGACATCACCGTAACCACGAATGACGATGGATACATCGCCGGCATTAAGTAATATTTACCCCTCCTGGCTAAGTGCTGGGAGGGGTATTTTTGTGTCCCAAGCGCGTCCCAAATGGCATTTTTACGCGTATCTTCTGAACCTTATCGCCAACAAAACTGCACTTAATACGCATATAAACAATACAGAAATTAAACTGTTACAATGAAAGAGATAAACATTCGCGGGCGCCCGAGGTGCCCCTGGCTGGCTCTGCCGCCACAGAAAAGAGGACATG